AGAGCTAAGCTAAGAGATGAAGGTCATAGAGCAAATGAAAAGTTTGGTAACTATCAATCCTCAAGCGGTGTGATTAATCCGAAGTATAATAACCCAGTGCCATCGTCCATTGCTTACTCGGTTGATCCTAAAAATACTACCATAACTGGTAGAACCCCATCGGAAGGTGCAGCAGATACTAAAGTAAGAGTAAAAGCTGAACCAAACTTAAATGCGCCTATTTCGGTGGATCCAAGATTCGATCCAGCTGGTGCAGATCAGATTCTTGCATCTACTAAACTTGCTAGAGGTATTTCCCTTTCACAATTCTTATATGGCAAAGGTGATCCGGGTAAGCTTGATCCTGAATTAAGACTGGAACAAAGAAAACAACTAGTTCGTAACCTTATTCCACAGGCCAATTTAGTGCACCGTATTCGAGATAACCAAGATATCTTTAAAGGTTATAATATTGAAATTATCGAAGGGGTTTATGTAAAAGAACCTCAAGAAACTATTACGCCAGATGGTATTTTGGATTTAAGAACTCAAGGTCGTGCAGTTGTTTACGAAATGATTGGACCGAATGGTGTTATTGATAAAGATAAAACCTTTGACTTAGCTGTCTGGTTAGCAAATAATATTCGATATGATAAAATTATTCTTGACTATGATGAGCTAGATCCACGTGGTGGTGGTGAAGATGTTAATGTTCAGATTATTGTAATTATGCCAGTAGTAAATGCAGACTTTACCGCAAAGTTTAAAATGGAAACTGAAACCTTATTCAATAACAAATCACAAGGTAAAGAGTTTATTAAGATTGGCGACAAGATTACTAAGCTTGAAGAAGGAACCCCAGACAATAGTGTTGAAGAACAGAATGATGGTTCGGATGAGCCGGAAGATGAAGTTCAGGTTAACCAGCCAAATACAAAATACGTCGGTAATCCTGAAGTACTTGATGGTAAATTTAATTCAGATGAAGAAGTACAGAATTATTTAAAGACAAAAGTGAATAAAGATGGTAACAACTACTCATTCGTGTACGAAGATAAACAGTATTTTGTTACGGTTAACCCGGTAGAAATTGATGCCGGATTGGGCGAAGAAGCCATGACAATTACTACAGATTATGCAACACACCAAGAAAACCAAAAACTGTTTGGTCCACCAGAAGCTCGTAGCGGTCAAGGTAAAATCGCCTATGACGAAGGATTATGGTGATATTTCTAACATAAATATACTAAACATTAGGGATTGACATGGCTAGAAAGTATTTCTCAAAGGAAGATGGGGACTTAGAAACTAGAAGTTTAACAACTTCTAGAAATAGATCCTATTCGGATATTGATTTAACTTTTACTAAAAAACCTTCTGGTGATGTTTATAAAAAGGTAGATGGTGCAGCAGTAAAGCAAGCTGTTAAAAATCTTTTATTAACCACACCAGGAGAAAAGCCTTTCAATCCATATTTCGGTGCTGGGCTTAATAGTTTGCTATTTGAATTAGTAGACGATGAAGATACTAATGTGCTATTAACTGAATACATTTCTAATGCTATTGAAAATTTTGAGCCAAGAGCAAGATTAATTTCAGTAACACCTAATGTGCAACCAGATAATAATACCGCTAGAGTAAGAGTAGAATTTCAAGTAGTAAATACTTCTGAAACGGTGGTATTCGAAACAACAATTATAAGGCTAAGATAATATGGCAACTAGTATAGAATCCACACAGCTCGATTTTGCTAGAATCAAAGAATCTTTAAAAACTCATTTTTTATCTACGGATGAGTTTGCGGATTATGATTTCGATGCATCTGCATTGGATAGCATATTAGATGTATTGGCTTACAATACTCATTATAATGGTCTGGTTGCAAACTTCGCATTAAATGAAGCATTTTTAAACACTGCTCAGCTTCGCGCGTCCGTGCTCGCGATCGCGGAAAGTCTTGGATATAATCCAAAGTCTAAAAGCGCAGCCACGGCAATTGTTAATCTATCTGTTACTAATACTTCTATCGGTCGTCCTTCGACCATTTCAATTTCTGCAAATAGAGCTTTTACATCGGCTGTGGATGATGTAACTTACACCTTTTACACAACGCAGTCTTATACAGCTGAAGATGACGGTAATGGATTTTATCAGTTTTTAACTTCAGATGGATCCGCTGATATCCCAATTTATGAAGGCGTATTAAAAACTAAAACATTCGTAGTAAGCTCGAATAATAATCCAATTTATATTATTCCTGATGAAAATATGGATACATCTACAGCGGTAGTTGAGGTATATCAAAATAGAACTTCTACAGTTTTTGACACGTATCTTCCATATAAAGATGCATTTACTATTACTCCACAATCTACTTTTTATGGACTAAGAGAAGCCCCGAATGGATATTATGAACTATACTTCGGTGACGGGGCAGTAATCGGTAAAAAGCCTGCCGTTGGCGAAGTAATTATTGTAACATATCTTTCAACAAATTCTTCTGCAGCAAATAGAGCTACTACTTTTACGTCACAAAATACTGTTACAATCGATAATGTTAACTATCCAATTGATGTTACTACGGTAAGTAGAGCGGCTGGTGGTTCAGATAAAGAATCTATTACTTCTATTAAACAGAATGCACCAATTCAATTTGCTGCACAGAATAGACTCGTTACTCCTGAAGATTATATTGCTTTAATTAAATCAAATTATGGTAATTTTATTAATGATGTTACTGCATGGGGTGGAGAGGATAATGTTCCACCGAATTACGGTAAAGTGTATGTTGCATTAAATTATAAAGACGGAACATCAGCAGCAACAAAGCAGACTATTCAAAGTGACATTACGACAAGACTTACCGATGGCAGAGCTATTATGTCAATCGATACATTATTTGAAAATGCTGCACAATGCTTTATTGAGACCGCAGTATTTTTCAACTTTAATCCATCGATTACTACTACCACTGCTGGTGCTATTGAAAATCAGGTTAATAATGTAGTAGCAAACTATTTTACTAATAACTTAAACAAGTTCAACGAAGTGTTTAGAAGATCTTCGATTTTAACTGAAGTTGATAACCTTTCAGAAGCCATTTTAAACTCACGTATGGATGTAAAAGTACAAAGAAGATTTACGCCGGTGTTGTCGCAAGATCTTGCTTATAGCGTTAACTTTCCGGTAATTCTTTCATCGCCATTAGATGATGAATACGTCATTACTACCAATAAATTTGTATATGAAAATCAGTTATGTTTAATCCGTAACCAATTAAGTAGTACCACGTTACAAATTGTAAGAAACTCTGACGGTGCGGTATTAGTAAATAATATCGGATCTTATACACCTTCAACAGGTACTATAAACTTGGTTTCATTTAATCCTACAGAAATTGATGGCTCAATAACAGATATTCGTATTTCTGCTATCCCAGCAAATCAAAGTACTGTTCGACCATTAAGAAACTTTGTTTTAGCATTAGATACTACTAAATCATTTGCATCTGCACAGATCGATTACGAACGTATTAGGGTTACTATCTAATGTCGCACAATATAGATTATCTCAATAGAGTCCCAGCTAACTTTATTTCAAGTAAAGTCGAAGAAGTACTTCCAGAACACTTTACTACGGAATATCCGAATTTAGTGGCATTTCTAAAAGAGTATTATAACTATCTTGAAGCGGATGATAGAGGATTTACATATCTTTTAGGTACATTGTACCAAGCAAGAGATATGAATACTACTCTTTTAAGTCAATTAGATAATTTGTTTTCTGAAATTGGATTAGGATTAAAATCTTCTGACTTTGATATTAATCCGAGATTGATTGCAAAATTATTTGCAAACTTTTATCGTGAAAAGGGTAGCGCTAATTCAGCTAAGCTATTTTTTAGAGCATTTTACGATGAAGAAATACAAATTGATTATCCGAAAAGAAATATGTTTATCGTAAATGAATCTCAACTTGGTCCTGATTCATTAAGATACATACAAAATGATGAAAGATATCAGATCCATTCTATTCTGATTAAGTCTGGTATTTCTATTTCAAAGTGGCAAGAATTATTTAAAAAGTTTGTACATCCAGCTGGATTTTATTTATCCGGTGACGTTTTTATTGAAAGTGTTGGAAATTTAAATATCGGTGCTATGCCGATATCCATACCCATCGATCCTAACTCAATCGGTAAAATTATTATCGAAGGTGCAGCGATTGCTCAAACTACTGCATACTCTGAGATTTGGAGTGATAGAGGTTATGTCGAAACTATTGACGTTGAAAGAACTCTTAAAGATGTTGAATTTGTTACCGGCACTCAATTCGATAACCAGTACACCACTTTCCTACAATTTGCTGATACCGATAAGCCTACATTCGACACAGAAACTAAACCTGGTGTAGACTTCTCGAATAATGTAGAAACAATGGATGGTGATACCTTAGATCCGGCATAATATTTGATATAAATAGATTAAACATACAGGAATAAACCATGGCACAACAAACAATCTTTCTAGGATCGGCTGCAAACGACGGCACTGGTGAATCCCTTCGTTCCGCTGGTTCTAAGATCAATTCAAACTTTACCGAACTATATAATGACTATATTTCATTGGCAGAGTTAAAGGCAGTTGTTGCTGCAAGTTCAGATTTTGCAGATTTTAAATCTAGAATCGCAGCATTAACATAATAGGAAAAAAATATGGCGATTATCACAGATCAATTTAGAAGGTATCTTGTACAAAAAATTATTGAAGATACCACTGCAAGTCCTGTTACTGCAAGATATTTCTTGGGGATTGGTAGATCTCAAGCTTGGAATGATACTGACACTGCGCCAGATCCTATTAATGGTATTGGTGAACAAAGAAACTTTCGTTTAAACTTGCAATCTTTAAAACAAGTGGGTTCTTCGAATATAACATTTACTGTACCCAGATACAATTGGATTTCTGGTACAATCTATAGTGCATATAGTAACTTTATTGCAGGATATCCTACTAATCCTTATTACGTATTTACTGAAGATAATAACGTATATGTTTGCTTAGAACGCGGTAAAAATAATTTAGGTAGTCCATCCCCGTCTACTATTAAACCTACAGGCACTGGTACAATTAAAACTGCCGATGGATATGTCTGGAAGTTTTTATATAATGTGGGGGTTTCGGCATCAAACTCTTTCCTTTCATCAAACTTTTTACCAATTAAATTTTTAGAAAGCGACCCGGGCTTAGGTGCTGATGCCGCTCAATGGACAGTTCAACAAGCTGCTGTAGCAGGAACAATTTCAAATATTGAAGTTACTGGCGGCGGATCGGGATATACTAGTGCACCGACTGTTACTATCCAAGGTAATGGAACAGGCGCAGTTGCAACAGCAACAGTTAGCGGTGGTCAAGTAGTAAAAATCGAAGTAAGAACATCTGGCGGCACTTATACACCAGGAAGCGGATACGATTATGCTAACCTAGTAATTTCCGGTGGTGGTGGAAGTGGTGCTACAGCACGAGTAAATTTAGCACCAGCAAATGGATTTGGTGCTAACCCGCTTAACGATCTAAAATGTACTGGCATTATGTTTACAAGTGATATTGCTGGCACGGATCCAGATTTTATCGTCGGACAAGATTTTAGACAGATCGGCATTATTAAAGATCCAGTAAATGGAAGTGGTACTGCTATAACTTCTGCTACTGCATCTGCTCTAACATATATGACGTTATCATCTGGAAGCGGGTTTGCTAAAGATAAAATTATCCAAGGTACTACATCTGGCGCAAAAGCTTATATTGACGATATTAGCGGTTCAACCATTTATTACCACCAAGATGACACTACCGGATTCCTTGCATTCCAAAATGGAGAACCGATTACAGAAACTAACGGATCTGGATCTGGTACTATTAGCGTAGCAAGTAATATTGGTGATATAGATAGGTTTGGCGGTGAAATTCTTTACATCGATAACCGAGCCAATGTTGATCGTGACTCAGATCAAACTGAAGCACTTAAAGTTATCATACAGTTATAAGAAAGCGGATTTAAACGAATGGCAAATAAAGTAATTCAAAATACTTTCCTAAACACTTATAGAGATGATTACTCTGATAGTGCTGGCTATTATCGGGTACTGTTTAATAACGGTAGAGCAGTACAAGCTAGAGAACTTACGCAAATGCAAACTGCCATTCAGCGTGAGATTACCCGCATGGGCGATAACATTTTCAAAGAAGGTGCTATTGTTCAATCAGGTGGTTTTAGTGCTACTGGTGCAAAATTTGTAAAACTGAATACTACTACAAATACATTACCAGTCGACGGCAACGGTGCTTTAGTAGATTTACAGGGCGTAACCCTTACTAGCTCGAATGGCGCAAAAGCTATTGTTACTAAAGCTATTGAGGAAGAAGGTTCTGATCCAGCTACCCTTTACGTAGTTTATTCGGAAGGTTCAAATACATTCCAACCAGGAAATACTTTAAGTGGCACAGTCTCTATCGATAGTGTTAATACACCATTTACGCTTACGGTACAAACTACAAATACTACTTTAAATCCTGCAACTGGTACTGGTCTTTTCTGCACAAATGCAGAAGGCTCATATTACGTCACCGGCAGATTTGTATTTGCACCAAAACAAACAATTATTGCTTCTAAGTATACTGACTTAGTTAACGATCAATTAGTATTCAAAGTTACTGAATCGATTGTTACTGCGGATTCAGATAATACTTTATACGACAATTCAGGCGCATTACCTAACACGTCTTCACCGGGTGCAGACAGATATAAAATTACTTTAACTCTTTCGGTATTAAGCCAGTTAGATTCTGCAGATAACTATACTAAAGCTGCTACTATTGTTAATGGTAGATTAACAGATATTAATAAGCCATCGAATGAAGAAAGTTATAATATTATCCGAGAGCTTATTGCAACTAGAACATCGGAAGAATCCGGTGATTATATTGTAAAGCCGTTTAGAATTCGTTTTAATGATAATGTAGATGATTCAAGTAAATTAGATATTACTATGGATCCTGGTATTGCATATGTCGACGGTTACAGAGTTTCAAATGAAGTACCGAAAACTATTACAATCGATAAGCCAAGAACCACTACAACAGTTAATAACGAGGTTACCGCTTTCACATTAGGTAATTACGTTTTAATTGATGGTACTACTAATAAAGGTCTACCAAATGTAAACACTTTACCTTTAGTAAATCTTTACGATACTACTGGTGGTACTGGTACAGTAATCGGTACTGCTCGTGTAAGAGCAGTCGACGAAGATAACTCAGGTAGCTTCCGTGTACATTTGTTCCAGATTTCTATGAATTCTGGCACTAACTTTAGAAGTGTTAGAAGTTTAGGCACTGGCACATCAGATTATATGAATCTGGTATTAGAAGCTGGTCAAGCTGTTTTAAAAGATCCTGCTAATAATTCTTTACTTTTCCCTGTACCTAAGCAAAGACCTCAAAACCTTACTGACGTTTCACTTACAGTTCAAAGAAGATTCACTGACACTAGCGTAACTGGTGGTAGTACAACCTTTACTTTGTCAGCTGCTGGTGAAACAATTGCAAACGTAAATGACTGGATTGTATCAACCCCAGATGGTGCAATTATTACGGGTGCAACAGTTACTGGTGCTGGCGGAAATACTGCTACTGTTAGTAATCTTGGTGCTGCTACTAGTGTCGAGGTTTTAGGTTACGTCGATAAAGCACAAGGCACTATCCGTAGCAAATCATTACAAACTGACTTTGTTGACACCATTATCCCAGGCGACTGGGACTCAGATGGCAATGGTACTATTTTTGCAAATCTTTCGAAGCCGGATGTTTATAGCTTTACCTCGGTAACAAAAGGTACTGTTACTGGTACTAATATTAGATCCAGGTTTATTTTGGATAACGGTCAAAGAGATAACTATTATGGCTTAGGACGTTTAGTTCTTAAACCGAGCCAATCAGTTCCTACTGATAACGTAGTAGTAAAATACGATTATTTCAGTCATAGTGCTGGTGACTTTTTTGCGGTTAACTCATATTCTACAATTGACTATGAAGATATTCCTTCACATACGTTAGTTAACGGTCAGACAGTACCGCTTAGATTAATGTTAGACTTTAGACCAGTGGTAAATTCATCTGGTGATTTTGGCTCAGGTGCTATTATTAATGAATTACCGCAACCTAGCGATACAATTCGTGCGGACATTTCATATTATAATGGTCAAAGGGGTAAAATGTTTATTTCTACTGCTGGGTACATTACCTATAAAGGTGGAGAATTATCTTTAAATCCTGAATTCCCGCTTAGCCAATCCGGTATGCTAGAATTATATCGCATTACTTTGAATCCGTATACCTTAAATTACAAAGATGTGGTAGCTAAGCAAATTGAGCATAAGCACTATACTATGGCAGATATTGGTCTTTTAGAAAAAAGACTAAACGCTTTGGAAGAAGCTACTTCACTAAGCATGTTGGAGTTAGACACTTCAACTATTGCGGTACTTGACTCTGATGGTAATAACAGAGCTAAATCAGGTTTCTTTGTAGATAACTTTGCAAACCATGCATTTGCTGATGTTAACGATCCAAGCTATGCAGCTCAATTAGATCCTGTTGAAAAGTATATTCGTCCGACCAGTTTTATTAACGGCATTAACTTAATGTATGATTCGGATAATCCGAATAACTCTAATGTTGTTAAAAGAGGTGATAACATTTATCTTGCTTACAGTGAAACCACATTCATTGATCAGGATCAAGCAAGCCAGGTCGAAAACGTGCTGCCATTCTGGGGTTTAAGATTTGAAGGTCATATCACATTATCGCCAGCAAGTGATAACTGGATCGAAAAAGATTATATTCCAGATGCCGTTGTTAACCAAACTGTTTTAGATACTTCAGGCGCAACTCTTTACAACGATTGGCAATGGAACTGGGGTGGTACTCCACTTGAAGATTTAGAAGTTGGTAGTGTTACAAACCGAGTTACTTTAAGTAGTAGCACTAGCGTAAGCCAATCAGGTAATACTGTTACTGAAACTAGTACTACCAGAACTGGTCAAAACCAAATTGTAGGTGAAACTACTATTAATGAAATCTTAAATGATAGATTGCTTCAAACTGCTTCTATTCCATTTATGAGATCCATTAAAGTTTACTTCAGAGGTCAAGGTTTTAGACCTGATACTGAAGTATTCCCATTCTTTGATAAGATCGATGTTTCAGATTGGTGTAGATCTGAAACATTCGTAAGAGTTTCAGATGAGCCTGAAACTTTTGGTAATGTTCAAAATTCTGCTCTTGGTCACCCAGAAGGTGCATCATCACTTATTGCAGATGCAAATGGTACCGTGGAAGGTTCATTCTTTATTCCATCTACTTCTAACTTTAGATTTAATACTGGTACAAAAGAATTTATTTTAATTGATGTTACTAATCCAAATGCTGACTTTACCGATGCCACTTCTTACGGAAAACAGATCTTTACCTCAGCTGGTATTTTAGAAACTAGACAAAGAGACGTTCTTTCAACTAGGGTATTAGAAGTGTCTAGTACTACTAGAACTACTAGCTCTTCGGTTTCATATGACGTTTCTCCACCGCCAGCACCAGCAGACACGCGACCTGCACGCGACATAAATGAAATGTCTTGCTTTGTTGCAGGCACTCAAGTAACTATGGCTGATGGAAGTAAAAAGAATATTGAAGATATTCTAATTGGTGAACAGCTTTTAGGTCAAGATGGGGTAATTAACACTGTTATCGAATACGATCATCCAATGCTAAACGGTAGAGATCTAATTGCATTTAACGGCGGTAAACCATTTATGACTCCCGAACACCCACTTTGGACAAAAGATGGTTGGAAGTCTTGGTCAGCAGAAATGACTCAGTGGCAAAAGCCTGAAATCGCACACCTTATGGTTAACGGCGATTTCCAGGTTGGTGATGAAATCCTAATGGACGACGGAACTTGGTTCTTAATCGAATCTATTGATGTTCATAAAGGTGAGCCAGAACAGCAAGTATTTAACTTCTGGTTAGATGGTAATAATACCTATTTTGCTGATGGCTTCTTAGCTCACAACCGCGGTGGACAAGGCAACGGTGATAATAGTGGGGATAACGATCCTTTAGCACAGTCATTTAAAATCTACGAAACAAATGGTGTGTTTGTAACAAAGGTAGATCTTTACTTTGCCACAAAAGATCCAGGTACTGCACCAGTTTGGGCACAAATTCGTGCAATGGATAATGGTTATCCGGCGTTCGATGTTATTGGTAGTTCTACTGTATTTAAATTCCCTTCTGAAATTACTACATCAGAAGATGCAAGTGTAGCTACATCTTTTGAATTTGAAGAGCCTGTGTATCTTTCACCGGGTAAAGAATACTGTATCGTTATCGTATCAAACGTTAACACATATAGCGTTTATACTTCTAAAGTTGGTGATTATGTACTGGGTACAACAGATAAAAAGATTACCAAACAGCCGTTCCTCGGCTCACTATTTAAATCTTCAAACAACAGATCGTGGACAGCTACACAGTGGGAAGATCTTAAGTTTAAGGTTTATACTGCGCAATTTACTGATACCGGTACAGCAGAATTAACTAATACTAATGTTCCTCTTAAACTTTTAACCGAGGACCCATTATCGGTTGATTCCGGAAATGATGTTATTACAGTCTTCCATCCAAATCATGGATTTGATAGTGGAGATCAGGTAACTCTATCCGGTGCAGAAGGATTTGCTGGTATTTCGGCTGGTTCAATTAATGGTACACGCTCTATTCTACACTTTGATGCAGATGGTTATCAGATCCAAGCTGATGCATCTTCAACATCAGCAGAAATTGGTGGTGGCGCAAATATCCTAGCTTCACAGAATATCCCTATGGATATGGTAAACATAAATATTTCAACATTATTACCAAATGCCACAGATATTTCGTCTAGCGTTAAAACTACTTCAGCAAGTTCGATTGCAGGAGATGAAACTGGTTATCAGCTATCGTCAACTTATGAACCTATTCAGCTGAATAAAAATAAATACTTTAATAGCCATAGACAAATTGCCAATGCGGCAAACGAAACTACTTTCTTATCTGGTAATAAGAGCTTTAACTTAAAGTTAAATTTTGCTACTAACGATAATAAAGTTTCGCCAGTTATTGATATGCAGAGAGCTACAGCAATTGCAGTTTCGAATAAAATCGATAGACCTGCAGCAGTAGACGCAGTAGGATTTAACGTTCCTATTAACTACGTAGCAGAAACTAATCCGAAAGGTGGTTCTGCAAGCTCTAAACATATTACTAAATCAGTTACTCTGGCTCAAGATGCTGTTGGCTTAAAAGTAATCCTATCTGCTAACAAACCAGCAGCTGCTTCTTGGGATCTTTACTACAGAGTGGTTTCAGGCGATTCAAATATCTCTGACCAAAACTGGACTCTTATCGGTGTTACAGATGAAGGATATCCAGCAGGCGGACTAATCAGTGATGAAGATAACCAAGTGTTTAGAGAATACGAATACCTGATTGGCGGTAAAGCTGGAACCTTACCAGCATTCAGCCAATTCCAAATTAAGATTGTAATGACTTCTTCAAGTCAAGCAAAAGTTCCAACATTTAAAGATCTAAGAGCAATTGCACTGGCGGTATAATGGAAATAGTAAAAGCAGAGAATGCACCGGGATTTGGTAGAGATACTAAAACCGGTGCTATTATCAACATAAATACTTCTGAAATAGAAGCTGCTCGACAAGCCAAAGCAAATAAAAGAAAAAAGCAAGAGGAGTTCGAGCAGTTGAAAAAAGACGTTGATGATATCAAAGCAATGCTAACTCAGATAGTAGAGAAACTATAATGGCCGTAACAACACTTTTTATATCCGATAATTTCGGTACATTAGTAGATAAGTTTAATACCCTTTCGGGTGTAGCAGGAGATCTTGCAAATTTAAATACTACCGCTACCTCGGATTTGGTTGCAGCAATTAATTCAGTTTATGGATTAGTTGATGAAGTTTCCGATTTCAGATCTAAAATTAGCGTAACTGATGCAGGTGGTGACGGTTCTTTAAGTTACAATTCTACGACCGGCGTTATTACATACACCGGACCAAGCGCTAGTGAGGTTCGCGCGCACTTCAGCGCGGGCGAAGGTATAGTTCTTAACAACGGGCAGATTTCAGTAGAAGACGCTACTAGTACCAATAAAGGTATTGCCAGTTTTACAACCGAAGATTTTGTTGTAATCGATGGGGCAGTATACATTAAAGCGTTTGGCATAACTTCAGGTCAAATTGCAAATGACGCTGTAAGTAGGTCTAAATTAAAAGATGAAGTAGAATTGGTAATATATAATAATGCTGGAACGGCTTTAAAAACGTTATATGGCGCAGGTAGTTAATAATGGCAGTTAGAATTCCTTTAAAGGTAGATAACGGCGATCTTAGGCAATTGACTGGCGCCGAAATCACCGCAATTCAAAACGAAGCAGCCAGACTTTATGGATTAAATCCTTCCGTTACTTTATCCGTAGTTACTTCAGGGGGTAGTTTAGGTAATATTGCAGATACCAGACTCCAAGCTGGTGCAATGTCACAGTCCAATACTGCTACTCCCCCTATAACTACTACTGAAGACGTTTCTACTATTACAGTAAATCACTCGAAGATCAATCAAGCTAGAGATACCAGTGAATCCCCTTGGAGTAATGGTACGTATTCATACCCTCTTTATTATGATAACGGCGATTTGAGGGAAATGACCGAAACCGATTTTGCAGATACTTTTATTAAGCCTGCAATTAATATTCTAACCAACACTACTGCAAACCCCGGTACTTATTTTGTGTCTACGACAGCTGGTGGTATTTCAGGTGCAACCTTATTATCAGCTACCCCTATTTTCACTGATACGAGATACAATCTTCCTACACTTTCAACTACAGCATTCGTTTCATATGAAGTTATTGGTGGCGGTGGTGAAGGCGGCGGCGGTTACCTAGGTGGTACTGGTGCATCAGGTGGCACATCAAGTATAACTGGTTCATCTGGTTCTGGATTTACAACAGCTACATCTGCTGGCGGCCCCGGTGCTGGCGGTAGTGGTGGTACATCACAAGCTGGTTTTGCAAGTTACTATGGACCTGGTGGCGCTGGTGGTATTAACTCCGACAGTAATAGACAAACACCAGGATATCCAGCACCGAGTACGTCATATGGTGCTGGCGGTGGCGGCGGCGGCGCTTGGCCATTCTCGGCTAATAACGGTGGTGCTGGTGGTGGCGCAGCAACTCGTCAAACGGGCACACAATCAGTAAACGTTGGTTCCTCATTAACTGTTGTTATTGGCTCTGGTGGTTCTGCAATTAGCGGCGGTGGTAATGGTGCTGGCGGTTATGCTAAAGTCACAGTAGACGGTACTGTGTACGAGTACACTATCCCAGGAACATATACTATTAACGTTACAAGTGCAAGTATCGATTTACCTTTCCCCGAGGATGATCCTGTTACTATTACTAATTACTATTTGTATAAACAAAATGGTACGCTTGATGAATTCGAGCATCCTTTACCAGTGACTTATACTAAAACCGGTATAAATTTAGCAGCTATTCCAGATGCAGATTTTTCAAACGCACTTGAAACTATGGTTAGATATTACGCTGCAGAAGTTACGGGTTCTAGAATTACCTATACTATTAATGGTACTGGCACTACCCAAGGTACTGCAATGACTGATACTAAATTAAACAGTTCGCAGTACTTAACGGATTACATCCCAGCTTCCGATTTATATCAAGCACAAGAAATTCCTGCTGGTACGGCATCTACTATATCAACTTATGCACTAAAAATTAGTCAAACGTAAGGATTTATAATGGCTATCTTTTCTAATAAAATTATATCAGCTAAATTTATTAATAATCTTAATAGTATAGTAGAAGTACTTTATACTGAAGGCGAAAATATTATACCTTTTATTATTGAAGTTGATTATACGAACGAAGACTTTAAAAGCCTTTTGGAAGAATATCCATTAGAAAAAATTGAATTAGAAACTCAAGAAATTCGAAAAAAAGAAGTCGAAACTTTTAATTCTCTCGTTGAGGCTAGAGTAAATCAAAAATTACAAAATGGTGAAAACGAAAAGCAGTTTACCACAAAAGATATGTTTTCTTTTATGGAACAAAATGCAACAGATACAGATTTTATTTTCGAATTTAAAGTATCTGTATTAGAAGACGAACAAGTTGCAGCTATTAAAGATAAAACTTTAAAAGCAAAAATTCGTAAAAGCAAAAACTTTTATGAACTATTATCGATCTACGGGGATATTAAATCCAAAGGATAAATTATGTACAATGTGATATGTGTCAAATTTGGCACCAAATATAATTCAGAATTTGTTAATAAGTTATATAAAGATCTTAAAGGTGTAACAGAACAGGAATTTAATTTTTTCTGTTACACCGATAATCCCAATGGTATAGATTCAGATATTGAAATTATACCGGAAATGCGCTCTCCTACATTAAAAGGTGTTTGGAATAAGTTACGCTTATTCGACGAAGAAATGTATCTGGAAGGTAAATGTTTCTTTTTTGATTTAGATATTAAAATTTTAAAAGATCCTTTTATTGAAGTAGATTGGAATAAGCTAACTGTTATCGATTCACATTGGAAAGATCCTAATATTATTCGGCCAACTAATTATGACGTAACAATGAATAGTTCCGTTATGGCATGGGATGCAAATAATCCTAACATCCAAAAAATTTGGGAACACTTTAATACTGGTTATAGGGATTATTATCTTCGCAAATACGTAGGCATAGATAGATTTATTACTCACGAAAAGATTGATTACGATACGTTCCCGCACGAGTACATTCAATCCAAAAAATATCAAGAGAATGTAGACTATGAAGCAAGTGTTTTGACATTTGAGGAGATTGAGGTTGGACTCGAAGATCTTAGATAGAGCATTAAAAGCCATCGAAGAAGTTTATAATGAATCAATGTACGGTAAAGACGATCTTTATCGCATGAAAGATATTATACATTCGGTAGATGAAAACCATTGGAAAAGTAAAGAATGGTTAGCCGAAAAGATTAAAAAAATTTACGGTCCTTATGATGATGGACATACGTATATTGTTGGCGGTTGGTATGGTATGATGGCATACCAAATAAGAAAGCAATGGCCAAATATTAGTATGAATATCACTTCGGCTGATATGGATCCGGAAGCAAAAGAGATTGCTTGGCTAATATTTCACGGTTACGATTTACAGTTTGAAACTGTTGATATAAAAGATAAAACTGATCTTTCAGAGTATTCTATTATTATTAACACAAGCTGTGAACATATGGAACAAAAAGATCTTCTTAATATTATTAAAAATAAAGATAAAAATACATGGGTGTGTTTTCAGACAAACGATTATGAAGAATTAAATTCACACACGAATTGTTTTAAATCTGCCGAAGAGTTTGCTGATAGTTTGCCTATTCGTAAGGCATATGTGGGAACATTAAACCTAAATGATTTTAATCGATTTATGGTTATAGGTAGATGAGAAAAATAGTATTCAGCATTTTTATCGATATACCAGAGGATAAGTTAGATAATCCTGGTTGGTTCGAAAATGGTGTGCAAGTTAAAACAGATAAAAGTCTAAAAACAAAGCAAGCACTATTAGCAAACTATTCAAATATTATTGCTAACCATAAAGAATATGCTGATACGATTGGCGTTGATTATAGATTATATGAATATGATGATCTTTATAAAAGATTCAGTACTCTATTTCAATTACAATATACAGAAATTTCTGAATATGATATAGTTAATTTTTATAAACATCATATAATGTACGAATTAACAAAAGAATATGATGAAATTTGTTATCTAGATTTTGATGTTGTGGTAAACACAAAAGAATCTATATTTGAAGCTCATGACATCTATAATAAATTCGGTTGTGCCCATTCAAATAAATTAGCTGAATGGGGTAAAAAAGTATCACCTAAAAAATATAATACTTGTATTCGTAATCCAGCTACGAAATACTGGAATACACATGCAATGTTAGATGATCAGGGCTTTGAACCAGATAATGACGTATTTAATACAGGTATTATGGTTGCATCTGCGAAGATTATAAAGCAACTAGATTACTTTAAAGATTTTAAAGACCATATTAATATAATGACTCGATTAAAGAATGATGAAGATTCATTATACCCGTATAATATCCGTCGTGTTTTTGGTTATGATAATGAAACCTTATTTTCTTATTTTATTCAGTCAAAAAATATACCAGTTGAATATTTAAATGGACCTTGGCATCGAATTGTTGATGAAAGATATGAAAATATGAATCAGGTTCCTCCTAGTAATCTATACCATTTCATTAATAAAAAAATGGAATGGGTATTTGAATGAAAGTTTTTTGTGTAAGAATCGGAAACAAATATGGTCCAGAATATGAGGATTATATTAATAGTAAATTAGAAGGGCATGACGTTTATTGGATTCGTGAACCATTTCATCCGTCTATTCCGTTGCAATGGAACAAATTACAAGTGTTTGGAATGGATATTAATGAACCAGTTATTGTTATGGATATTGATAAGCTTCTTATACATAATTATGAGGAAGTACTAAATTATCCGTGTAAAAAAGGTCAATTTGTTTCAACGCCTTATTGGTGGAAACAGTCTACTATGCCATATAAAAGTAGTGGTGGTTTCTATAAGTTTTGGCCATCTACGACTAGACACATTTATGAAAAATATATGGGCGATATTCCATATTATACAAACTATTATATTAAAGCTGGATTAACAACTGGGCCAGTAAATGGCGAGTTTATGTTTGTTCAAGATAGCTTATATGGTATGGACTTTAAAATAATGCCGGATGCTTGGTTTACTCGATGGGTAAGCGATAATAAAGTTACTACTAACACCATAATACTAGAAAGTAAATATTGTGAAGTTACCGGCAATGATTATCTTTACGACGGTAAAGACTTTCATCCTGATGTTAAAATGGTACACTTTACCCACAGTTTAAATAAGCCACATGAATGGAAAGACTATGGTAAGTTTAATACGAAATTATAACGAACTATACAATCTAAGTAAACTTAGAATGTGGCTAGACCTTTCTACATATTGTAATGCAAAATGTCCACAGTGTCATAGGACGAATGCTAATGGTCTTGGCAAAGTAGATTGGTTGCCATTAGTACAATGGTCCTACGATCAGTTCGTCAAAATGTTTCCGAAAAAACATTTGGATAAAATAGATCACTTTGATATTTGCGGTACTTGGGGTGATCCCATTATGAATAAAGATATATTCAAAATTGTAGAATATATTATGCAAAATACCGAAAGCACTACAGTACTAATAAACACAAACGGCAGTTTTCGTAATGAAAATTGGTGGTGGGAGCTTGGCTTATTAGGTAAAGAAAGAATAAAAGTTATGTGGGCTGTTGAAGGTGTTACACAGGAACAGCATTCTTTATATAGACAAAGTACCAATTTAGAAACAGTTTTAAGTAATATGGAATCATTTAGTTTGGCTGGTGGTATTAGTGAAATCTTTACCGTTGTATTTAAACATAATGAAAATCATTTATTGGAAATAGCAAAATTAACTAAACAGCATGGTGCTAAATGTATTATGTTTATCCAATCAAATAGATTTTATAATAATATGAAGTTCGATTTTATTAATGAGGCAGGTGAAAGTAAAGTATTAGAAAGAGCCGAAAAAGAAAATTCTGCGTTTTACGGTGCAACCTTTAATTTACATGATTCTGAACATTTAGAAAGAATTAAAAATGAATCCATTAAATGAAAATAAAATGAATATTCAATGTCAATGGATGCAAAGTAAAAGACTATTAATTAATCCAGACGGTCAGGTATTGCCTTGTTGTTATTTTGCTAATGTCATTTATATGTTAACGAAAATTGACGAAGAGGATATGAAACCCAAAGCAAGAGAAGATCGCGGGGTCGAAGATCAAATTATGGATAAAGGTTTAGTTGCTTTAGAAACAGAAGCAGAGCCTTTATTTGCCGAATATATTCGGGATAAAGAAAAGTATAATATTAACAATACTGATTTAGAAGAAATAGTTAATTCGGATTGGTTTACGAAAGATCTTCCCGAATCTTGGAATGATTCATCAAGAGTCACAAGGCAATGTAAAAAGTATTGTACTAAAAAATGATATGTAAAGCACCAGTTAATAATATGTATTTTACTGTATTTGGTACAGTAGCTCCATGCTGGTTAACTGTGGGTGCAATTGATCGGTGGTCTCCTGAAAGGTCTATTCGAGATATTTGGTTCGGCGAACATTATCAACGTATCAGAGATAATATAACAAATAATATTTTTGTCGGTAAATGTGCTGAATGCAAAAAAGATTTAGATAATAACGTTTGGCCATTAGCAAAAGCATATGAAGAATTTCCGGTAAGGGAATATCCTAGTCTTATCGAATTAGAGTTAAGCAATCAATGCAATTTAGAATGCATTATGTGTTCCGGCGTATTAAGTTCTGGTATTCGAAAAAATCGGGATAAACTACCTCCTCTTCCTCAAATCTACGATGAATCCTTTCGGGAACAACTAAAGGAATTTATCCCGCATTTACAAGAGTTGCGCATTAATGGTGGTGAACCATTTGCACAAAAAATTGTGCTTGATATTTGTGAAGATGTTGCACAATTAAATCCGGGGTTAAAAGTAAACATTGCTACAAACGGTACTGTGTATAATAAGCGCGTTCAAAAGATCTTAGATATGTGCAATATTCATATTAACATTTCTATTGACAGTTTAATACCTGAACGTTATGCCGAAATCCGTATCAATGGTGATCTTGAAGTCTTATTAAATAACTTTAAAATCTTTAATAAATATTGTAAAGACGGTAATAAAGATCTTTGTATTATGGTAAATCCCATGAGACAGAATTGGGATGAAATGGTAGATTTTGTAAAATGGACACATGAAAATCAGGTAAAGCTTTGGTATAATACCATCCGTTATCCAGAACATTGCGCCATATGGAATCTTTCAACAGAAGAGTTGAAAACAATATACGAAACATTAAAAAACAAACTTGACACTGAGATTAATAAAAGATATTCTAACTACGAGAAAATCGATCATTTGGTTAATCATCAAATACGTACGTGGTTGCTTGATAGTTATATGTGACCCCTTCCATATAAGTCTATAATATTATATCGTAGATTTCTAATTTGTAAATCCCCTAAATTATCCTTGTTATGCTTCTACCTTCAACTAAAAACAATTATAAATAAAGGTAAGACATCTAAGAGGATAACATGGCCCAATACGAAGAACTCACAATCGATCAAGGTTCTGATGTTTCGATCGAGTTGCATCTAGTTAACCCTGATGGATCTGTAAAAGATTTGGATGGTTATACTGTCACCGCTAAAATGAAGCGCACGTATAACAGCGATAGCGATAACACTACTTCTTTTGTTACTACTATCCCAGATGCAGGCGCAGGATTAACCGTTTTATCCCTTACGAACGACGTCACTGATAATCTCCGTCCTGGGAGATACGTTTATGATGTGGAAATCTCTTTTCAAGACAGTAATCTAAATACCATAATTGAAAGAGTCATGGAGGGTAACATTGAAGTTACTCGTTCGGTTACGAGGTAAAAAATGTCATCAACTAAAGTCACCGTCGTAACAAATAATACACTCGTAAAAAAGGTTGTTGTTGGCACGCCCGTGCGAAGAGTGAATAATCCCCCACTAAACCTTGGGGCTATCGCTGGTGTTGATCTTACAGATGTAAGCGATGGCGCACTTTTGGTTTATAATGGAACTACTAACAACTTCGAGTCAAAAACAAATATAGACAACCCGAATACCGACCTTAATGGAGGAACCTTCTAATGGCCGTAATTAGAATCAAAAGATCTACGGGCAGTACTAAGCCAACATCTCTAAAAACGGCTGAACTCGCCTATACAATGGGTCCTGGAACATCTGCTGACGATGGCGCACGCCTTTGGTTTGGCCATGGTGACGATGGATCTGGTAACGCTAACCTTATTGTAGCAATTGGCGGTGAATACTTTGCCAATATGCTTGACCACACGCCAGGTACTCTTACAGCATCATCAGCTATTATCGTTGATGCGAATAAAAAGATTGATCAGCTTTTAGTTGACAACCTGGACCTAAATGGTAACACGATTAGCACTACTAATACCAATGGCGACTTACTTTTGTCACCAAATGGTTCTGGCGTAATCAGTGCAGAAAATTCGTATATCAGTAACGTATTAGATCCTGTTAGCAACCAAGACGCTGCTACTAAAAAGTATATCGACGACCTGTTAGCTGGTGGTTCTACCTTATTTAGTATCGATGGTGATATCGGTGGGCCAGATGGTATTCAGTCTGCAGAAACCGTTACTTTCGGTGGTGGAAGTGGTATTACTACTACTATCACAGATAACTTAGTCACTATTAGCGGTGATAATGCTACTACCACTACAAAAGGTGTTGCTAGCTTTAATGCTACCAACTTTACTGTAACAGATGGTGCAGTATCTGCTAATGATATTACTCTTGGTACAACTGCTCTTACAATCGGTGAATCCACAACTGGTATTGCTGGCTTAACCACATTTAGTGTTGGAGACTGGTCTTTTGCTGGTGATAGTGCACAATCTATCAGTGGCAATGGTTTAATCTTTAATGACACCATTCAAATTTATTCAGACGTTACAAAAGCTTTAGGTGATTCTGCCACCAACGTATTCTCAGTACTTGATGTAAATGGTGATAACCTATTCGAAGTACGTGAAAACGGCGATGCTATTATTGGTGGTGTTCTTACCGTTGAAGGTAATGGTACATCAACCTTCGCGGGTGACGTTGATATTGGCGGCGCACTTCAGGTTCAAAACGGTGCAACTATTACGGCAAACCTTTCTGCCGACAATATGACAATTACCGGTAACCTGAACGTTTATGGTAATACGCTATTCGGCGATTCAGAAGCCAATGATACGGTAACATTTGTTGCTCGTATTGCTTCAGAACTTGAACCAGATGCCAGTAACATTAGAGACCTTGGTACTAATACTAACAAATGGAGAGATTTATATCTCGAAGGTACTGCTTATGCAGGCGCAGTTACCGCTGGTCAGTTAAACGTTGACAATATTCAGATTAACGATAACACTATTGCTTCTACAGCTGGTGTACTTTATATTGACCCGAACCCGATCGATTCTGATGGCGGTGAGGTTATTGTTCGCGGTAACTTTACTGTTCAGGGTGTTACTACAACTGTTAACTCGACAACAGTTTCCATCAACGATAAAAATATTGTTTTAGCTGATTCCGCTGCAAGTGCAGGTGAAGCAGATGGAGCAGGTATTACAGTTAATGGTCCAACTACACCGGCAACTATTACTTACAATGGTTCAACCGATGCTTGGAACTTTAATAAAGATATCGATCTTACCTCATTCTCAGCTCTTAAGATTGGTGGTACAGATCTTACCGAGGCGCTCGAAGATCACCTTATAACAAACTTCTTCCTTGAAGGTGAAGGCATTGATCTTACTTACGTTGATGCGTCAAACACTCTTACTATTTCAGCAGAACTAGCTACATTCACCAACCCAGGTGTTGCAAGCTTTGACTCAGATCAATTTACAGTAACATCAGGTGCAGTTGTTATCGTAGAAATCGACGGCGGTTCTTTCTGATATAAATAACCTATGAAACGGGGTATACATATACCCCGTTACTTTCCAATATTGGACTTAGAGGATGACATATGTCAACAACGAATATCAAGCTCAAAAGAAGTGCTGTATCCGGTAATGCACCGACGACAGAACAACTTGCTCTCGGTGAACTGGCTATTAACACCTACGATGGTGATCTTTTTGTAAAAAGAAACCAAGCTGGTGCCGAAGAAATTCTTAAATTTGCAGCTCATGTACCCGTAGAAAATGTTCTCTACGTACAAAAAGCTGGTCATGATACAAAAAACGATGGCAGCTCCTGGTCAAAAGCATTCCTTACAGTTGAAGCAGCCGTTGCAGAAGCCACTACAAGAAATGGCGATCTTACAGTAATTCACATTGGCCCAGGGATATACACTACCCAAGGTCATATCGATATGCCAGATAACTGCATTATTCACTCTGATTATCGTGCAGCAATTTTTAGACCGGAGG